CAGACCCAAACATTTTTTCTATGTCACAAAGAATTACACTTGCACAAACACAATTACAAATAGCAACATCAAATCCACAGCTACACAACATGTATCAAATTTACAGAAACATGTATGAAGCAATCGGTGTTAAAAACGTGGACGCGGTGTTACCACCACCAGCACCAAATGCACCAATGGACCCAAGTATAGAGCACATAAATGCATTAGCTGGTAAACCTTTTCAAGCTTTTCCTGGTCAAGACCATAGAGCACACATCACAGCTCACTTAAATTTTATGTCAACTAACATTGTTAGAAATAATCCTGCAGTTATGGCAGCGATACAGAAAAATATTTTAGAACACATTAGTTTAATGGCACAAGAACAGGTACAATTAGAGTTTAGAGAGCAAATGCAACAAATGATGATGATGCAACAACAGGCAGCTGTAAATCCACAGGTTCAAGCACAGCTACAAGCTCTTACAAATCAAATAGAATCTAGAAAATCTGTGTTAATTGCAGAAATGACAGAAGAATACATGAAGGAAGAGAAGCAAATTACGTCACAATTTGACTCTGATCCGTTGTTAAAACTAAAATCTAGAGAAGTTGACCTACGTGCAATGGAAAATGAGCGTAAAAAAGACAATGATATGGCTCAACAAGACCTTGCAAGAGCAAGATTAATGCAACAAGGCAACATTGCAGACGAAAAAATGGAACAAAATGAAAAATTAGCTAAATTAAGAGCTGGAGTTAGCCTTGCAAAGGCCGGAGCACAGCAAGCAACCATAGTTACGGAGGATAATTAATGCCA